GGTATATAGTTTCTAGAAGACAAAAGAGAAAAGGTAAGGAAAGAAATTGCAAGTCATGCAAAGAGCCCTTGTCAATATATAATGACGAAAGTCTTTGTGTGAAGTGCAACGTAAATCCTTCTGACGTAGCAAAAGCATTAAAAGAGATTAAGGATAATCTAAAATGAAACTAGCAGAGGCAATAGGGACTAAACCTCCAAAAACTATTTGTGCTATTGATGCAAGCACTAATAGCCTTGCCTTTGCTATTTTTGATACCCAAGAAAAAACTTTAGAGTCAGTAGGCAAGATTACATTTAAGGGCAAGAACACTTATGAAAAGGTTATGGATGCAGGACAAAAGGTAAAACTATTTATTGATATGCATGGTGGCTTTGAGGCAATAGTAATTGAGCATACTGTATTTATGAATAGCCCTAAGACAGCAGCAGATCTTGCCCTAGTTCAAGGAGCAATTCTTGGGTCCGCAGGACAGGCTGGAACTAAGACTATCGGCAAGGTAGCACCAATAACCTGGCAAAACTTTATTGGCAATAAGAAAATATCTAAGGATGAAAAACTATTTATTAAGTCACAAAATCCAGGGAAGTCAGAGTCATGGCTCAAGTCTTATGAAAGAGACTTAAGAAAACAAAGAACTATAAATTTTATCAATATGCAATACGATAGAACAATAACCGATAATGATGTAGCAGATGCCTGTGGAATTGGCCATTGGGCATTAAAAAACTGGAATAAAGCAATAGGAGAGGACAACTAATGCCAGAGTTAAACGCAAACATACCACCAATACACTGTTACGTAAGAGGAAACTATTTGCGAAATCACCAAGATAGTCATGATAAATATTTTGAGTGTGTGGTTTTCGGTGTTTCAAGTCTAAAATCTAGAAGCCCATTGTTTCATATTATGATGCCAGATGGTGGGTTGTGGTGGAGACTTCCAATCTCTGCTTTTTGTACAGAGCCAGGAGTTCCTGAAGTTGATCTTCATAACTTAGTTTTATGGAACTCTTTTAGTCATCACATATCTGTAACTCAGTTTGAAAATCTAACAAACCTTAGAATGTCATACATCGATAGGACAAAGACTATGCATAAGGGTACATATCTTTTTACCTTGGATTGGCATAATCCAGATACAAATGTTTTGGATGACGGATACTCTGAAAGTCCAGCAGACCATAAATGCGGTCACGTTATCCAGAGAGATGATGGAAACTTTGCCATTCAGCCTAACAATAGAGTTAGAGTATACGAGCCATCTTTCACCCTTGAAAAAGAATACCTGATTGATAGAATAATTAATGAAAGAAAGTACGACGTTGAAAATCAGGACAAGTGGATTATGGAAAACTCTGATAGGTTTAACTATGATATTGAAGAAAGAGAAGTTGACAATTAATATCATGGCTGCTAAACTATATACAAGTGAAACATTTATGCGTAAGAGATATCTTGTGGATAAAAAAACACCAGAAGAAATTGCAAAGGAATGTGGATGCTCACTAGAGACAATCTATGTATACCTTGCTAAATTTGGACTAAGGAAGTCAAAGAGATGAAGAAGATTAAATATATTTTGTTTATACTATCATTAGTGTCAGCAGTTGGTTTTGCATATGCAACTGCCACACTTAGAGGATTTCCAGACACATTTGATATGGAGGAAGATGATGAGTGATAATCTGAACATAACAGTTGATCAAGTTAATCATCCAACGCACTACACCACAGATCCTTCTGGAGTAGAGTGCATTCAGATTACACGCCATCGTAATTTCAATATTGGAAATGCTTTTAAGTATTTATGGAGAGCAGGAATAAAAGATTAATCAAAGACTATCCAGGATCTAGAGAAGGCAATCTTTTATATTAAAGATGAAATAAATAGACTAGAGGGTAAGTATGTCAACTGAAGATGACTTAGTTAAACATCTTGACCAAGTAAACCAGGTAGTAGAAGAATACTTGAAGGGTAATGACCCAACAGTTATCTCTAAGCAACTATCAATACCACGACAAAAGGTCGTAACCCTTATTAATGAGTGGAAAGTTATGGCATCTGCCAATGATGCTGTCCGTGCTCGTGCTAAAGAGGCCCTTGCTGCAGCAGATACACACTATAGCAAACTCGTTTCTCGCACATACGAAGTTATTGACGAGGCATCAATGACCAATAATCTTAGTGCAAAGACTGCAGCAATTAAACTTGTAATGGACATTGAGTCCAAACGTATCGACATGCTACAAAAGGCTGGACTACTTGAAAATAAAGAACTTGCTGAAGAAATGATGGAGATTGAAAAACGTCAGGATATTCTTGTCCTTATTCTAAAAGATATTGCGTCAGAATACCCACAGGTTCGTGATGAGATTATGCGTAGGCTCTCAGCATTTGCAAAAGACAATGAGGTGATTACAGTTGTCCACGATGTTCAATGATTTTCTTGAGGCATTAAAGGACGACCACTTTGAAGAGATTCCAGTGGACGCTAGAACTTTTGTTGAGGGAGAAGAGTACCTAGGCCAACCACCATTGTCAGAAATTCAGTATGACATTGTTGAAGCCATGAGTCAGATATATCGCAAAGAAGATTTAATAAATATTATGGGTGAAGAAAAAGGCTCAAGATACTACGATAAGTACACAAAAAATGAAATCATTCTGCAACTTGGCAAGGGATCTGGAAAAGACTTCACATCAACCGTAGCATGCTCATATATCGTATATAAACTTCTATGCTTAAAAGACCCAGCAAAATATTTTGGTAAGCCCTCTGGAGATGCTATTGACCTAATTAACGTTGCTATTAACGCTCAACAGGCTAAGAACGTTTTCTTTAAAGGATTTAAAACTAAGATTGAAAAGTCTCCATGGTTTATTGGAAAGTACAATGCTAAAGCAGACTCGATTGAGTTTGATAAGTCAGTAACTGTTTATTCTGGTCACTCAGAAAGAGAGTCTCATGAGGGACTGAACCTTTTGCTTGCAGTTCTTGATGAGATTTCTGGATTTGCATCTGAGATTGGAACTGGAAATGATCAGGGTAAGACTGCAGACAATATCTATAAGGCTTTCCGTGCTTCTGTTGACTCCCGTTTTCCAGATTTAGGAAAGGTGGTTCTTCTTTCGTTCCCAAGATATCCAGGAGACTTTATCTCAGAGCGATATGATGCAGTAATTGCAGAAAAAGAATCAGTTGAAAAAACACACAGATTCATAATAAATCCGATTTTGCCAGAAGAAGATCCAGACAATTACTTTGATATATCCTGGGATGAGGATCAGATAATTTCATACAAGTATCCAGGAGTGTTTGCATTAAAGAAGCCTACATGGGAGGTAAACCCTACAAGAAAGATTGATGACTTTAAGATTGCATTTTTAACAGATATCGGAGATGCCATGCAAAGATTTGCTTGTGTGCCTACCTTCGCATCTGACGCATTCTTTAAGCAGTCAGACAAAATAAGATCATGTATGACACTCAGAAATCCTGTAGACAATTTTAGACGGTTTGATGAGTCATTTAAACCAGACCCAGATAAAGTTTACTATGTTCACGCTGACCTTGCACAAAAGCATGATAAGTGTGCTGTCGCTATTGCACACGTAGATAAGTGGGTAAACATACAAGTAATTAATAATTATGAGCAGGTTGCTCCAATAGTTGTTGTAGATGCGGTTGCTTGGTGGGAACCAAAGATAGAGGGTCCAGTAAACTTGTCTGAAGTAAAGATGTGGATTCAAAACTTAAGAAGACTTGGATTTAATATTGGTATGGTTTCATTTGACCGTTGGCAGTCGTTTGATATTCAAAATGAACTAAAGCAGGTGGGAATGAGAACTGATACTGTTTCTGTTGCTAAAAAACATTACGAGGATATGGCCATGCTTGTTTATGAGGAGAGGCTTGCTATGCCGTCTATCGAACTGTTGTTCGATGAACTAACACAGTTAAAAATTATGAAAAATAACAGAGTTGACCACCCACGTAAAAAGTCAAAAGACTTGGCTGATGCTGTGTGTGGAGCAATCTTTGGTGCCATATCTCACACACCAAAGGATCAAAATCAGGTTGTTGAGGTTCATACAATCAGTGATCGACCAAAGCAGGTTGACAAAGATCGTGAGAATCTGATACAATATAAACCTATGCCAGATGATGTAAAAGATTATCTGGATAGATTCAATCTACTATAAACAAGGAGAAATAACGAATGAATTCATTCAAGAAGATCGCACTAGCCGTGGTTGCAGCCATGACTTTGGGCATGGTCGCCGTAGCACCTGCAAATGCTACAGTAATGACAGTAGCAGTAACACTAGATGGAACAGCAAATACAACTAACGGAGTAATTGCTACACCTGCTACACTGCCAGTCCCAGCAGATAACACAATCGATGCAGCAGATGCACTACGCTTTGTCGCAACAGTCGCAGCAGGAACATCAGTTTCTGCAGTAGCAACTAACGCAACAATCGTATCAGCACTACACACATCAGCAGCACCAGTAGGAGCATCGTCAGGATCATCATCTTTGACAATTGCGACAGGTACTGGAACAACTGCAACATTCTTTGTATACACAAAGACAACAGCAATTGGAACCGTTGTAATCAACAATGGTGGAACAACTCTTACATATTATGTACAGGGAACTGCTGGAAAGATCAACAATCTAACAGTTTCAGCACCTTCAGCAGGTGCAGCAGGAACTAAGCAGGATATCGTTGTAACTGCAACAGATGCATTTGGTAACAAGGTATCTGGTAAGTCAATTACAGCAACAGTCTTTGCTGCAACAGCAGTACTAGACACAGCAACAGTAACAACTGGTGCTACACTAACAGACTTTGGAACAGCAACATTTAAGGCAACTCTTCCAACAACAGGAACACGTTCACTTATTACATTTGCTCCAACGACATCATCTGATGCTGTTGCAGGTGCAGTAGTAGGTTTGACTGCTCCAACACTTGCACCATTTGCAGAAATTGGAGTTCGTGACCTAGTGTCAGAACTTGCTGCACAGACTGCTGCAAAGACTGCTGCAGAGAATGCTCTTGCTGCTGCCATCGCTAAGGCTGCAGCAGATGCTGCTACTGCTAAGTCAGTTGCAGATTCAAATGCGCTAACTGCTGCTGCAGAGATTGCTAAGT